CACCGTGTCTTGCAGTATTATCATTTGAAGCATCATTATTAAAAGCATCAGTTCTATATCCAAGAATAATTTCGGCATCACTAATCGTAATTGTTTCTGCAAAAATTGCGGCAGAAGTTCCACCAATTGTAATATTTCCATCAACATTTAAGTTACGATTAACCTGTAGGTCTCTTGTAACTGTTACATCTTGAGGAAGGACTAAATTATTTGGAAGACTTAATGTTGGTGTGGAACTTTCTCCAGTGCCACCAGTAACCGTGATTTGATTTGAAGTTCCAGAAATCGTCTGAACATAATCTCCAGTTGTATCAGAACCAAGAGCAACACTATTTGGTTGAATTGTTGCTGCTAGTGATACATTACCAGTACCATCAAAGAAAACTGGTGAAGCAACAACATCACCAGTAATTTCAAAAGTTCTTGGTGTTACAAGTTGTGTTGCTGATGCTGCAATACCAGTCAGATTTCCTACAAATCCACCAGTAGAAGTTGTAACTCCAGATATGAGAAGATTACTTGCTGTAATAATACCTGCAACTGATAGATTACCAGCCGCACTCAGTCTCATTACCTGAGTTGTATCACCGTACCACTTAAATCCTTGTGCTTCTAAATTACTATCAACACCAAACCAAACGTGACTTCCTTCAACACCAATCGCATAATTAGTTTTGGTATTATTGTTGAAGTCATATAAACGAAGTCTTTCACCACCATAGTTACCAGCAGTTGGTGCAAGAAGTGTAGTTGATGTAGAAATGAAACTACTTGCAGTAGAAAAACCAGCAACGTTTAGATTATTTGCAACAAGAACGTTTGGAGATGCACTTCCAGTAAATTCTAGTGCTTTATAACCAGCAGCATTATTAATCTGCCCAACACCAATCGTTCCCTGGAAAGCAACGTTTCCAGTGCCACTATAAATGTAGAAAGAATTGGTTCCGTCTGCTGCTTGAATGTAACCGCTACTTGGACGGAACGTAGAACCAGTTACAATACCAGAAGAATTAATACTTTGAGCAGTTAAATGAGTTACAGAAGTAACTCCAAGAGTACTAATTCCAGTATAACTTAAATTTGTACCCGATAGATTCGTTACAATACCAGTAACGACATTTGCTGTACCAAAGTTTCCAGTCGTGTATGTTAAGTTGGTACCAGAGATTGTGGTAACAACACCAGTTACAATATTACCAGTCGTAAAATTACCATTACCATAAGTTAGGTTCGTTCCAGAAATCGTAGTAACGACACCAGTAACGACATTCGCAGTCCCTAAGTTACCAGTTGTGTATGTTAAGTTAGTACCACTTAGAGTATCAACGGTACCAATGCCAGTATAGTTTAATGTGGTACCAGTGATGCTGGTAACAACACCAGATACAATGTTGGCAGTTCCAAGATTACCAGTTGTATAAGTTAGATTCGTACCACTCAGAGTGTTGATGGTACCAATACCACTGTAATTTAATGTGGTACCGGTGATACTCGTTACAAGTCCACTTACAATATTTGCATTCGTATAATTAAGTGTTGTACCATCAAGAGTTGTAATGGTACCAACACCAGTATAACTGATATTTGTACCACTTAATGTTGTTACAATTCCAGTAACGACATTTGCGGTTCCAAGATTACCAGTCGTATAAGTTAAGTTGGTACCACCCAACGTTGCAATGGTACCAATACCTGTGATATTTAAATTCGTACCGCTGATATTTGTAAGAGTCGCAATACCAGCGTTAATGTTTCCGTTAAAAGTAGTGGCTGTAACTACACCAGTAACCAGTACGTCTCCAATTACGTGCAATGCTGACGTTGGATTCGTTGTTCCTATACCAGTATTACTTCTAAGTAGAGCCATCTTCTTCCTTTATATAAGGTTATTTATTTGTAGCATTATCATCAATAATTCACATTGTAACCGGTGTAAATCGTCCAACTTGTACCATCAGCATTACCTTCAAAAACATAACTCTGATTTTGAGATAATGTATAAGTTGCATATTGTGTTGTAGCACTCGCAACCATTCTTGCTCCAGTGAGTCTTGAATGATTGCCGACTAACAATTCAAGTACATTTTTTCCACCCATAACGTTTGGATCGAATAATGTAATTTCAAGAACAATATTTGGAGAACCTACAGTTCCTACCGTTGCTGCAGTGCCTTCATAACGAATTCTTTGATAGTTCGTTCCACTTGCAAATCTAGAAACTCTTTGATAAGAGTTATCGGCAGAACCAAAATGAAACTTTGGAACTGGTGGGCGTGTTGCACCCAATGTACCAAGGTTTCCATATTCACTTGCACCAGCACTGAATGTAAGATACGTGTTAGAACCCATATAGGTTGTAGTATATCCAGATCCAGCAATATAAAATGTAAATGGAAGACTGATAGTTAAGAAATTATTATCATCACTAGCATTTTGAATACCAGTCCATCCAGAAGGAGGATAAGTTCCACCACCAGATCCAAAAATAGGTAACTTTGTTCCCGATACAATTGAATATGTACCAGAAGGAGGTGGAGGAGTTACATCGCTTACTCCAGTCAATTCATCAAAGTAATTAAAAACTCTTAAGTCCTTATTACTTACAATTCTCATTGGAGTATTGCTATTCAAATCAGAAAAGGTCCCTTCCTGCATTGTGTTGGAGTAGAACACTCCATACTGGTCTACACTTACATTTCGACTTGGAGCACTGAATTCATCAAACAGATTTGTAAATAAAACTCCATCTGAACGTAATCTTGCTACTGTATTCATTAGATAAAGATAAAGTCTAAGGAGTTTAAAGCAGAATTATGTTGAATTTCAAAACGATTTGCTGATCCACTTGCCTGAACACCAACAGTTCCAATCACGTCCAAAGTCTCTCTTGGTGCTGCTGTTCCAATTCCAACATCACCACTTACATAAGCACCGCCAGTGACTTGTAATCTCTGACTTGCGGTACCAGTACTTGTACCACTTCCAATCAGTACTGGACCGTTTGTGAATGTGGAAACCCCAGTGACACGAAGTTGAATCAGTGTTCCAACAGAAGTCAGTGATGAATTAACAACTCCACCACCTAATGTTGTAGAAGATAATACATCAGTACCATTAATCTTATAGGTCTTTCCGGAAAGAATGTTAAAGTTTTCACTGGATCTTAGAGCATCATTTGTGAAGTCATAGGTGAATAACTTACGAATGTTTGTAGAACCGATTCCGATTCCAGCACCATCAAGAAGTGCATTTGATGCAACAGTAGAGGCAATACCAACATTGAAGTCAGCAAGTTCAATTGTCGATGAATTAACAATGAACTCAGTTCCATCAACATATAAGTCACCCTTAATTCTAACTGCTCCAGTGTTATCGCCAACACCAGCAGGGTCAATAGTGATTGTTGAAGGTCCAGTAATCGAACCACTTGTAATATTAATTCCAGTTCCTGATGCACCAGTCGAAAACTGAGTTGCAGTAATAATACCAGATGTGTTAATGTAAGTTGTATTCAGATTGGCAATGGTACCAATTCCAATATAATTCAGATTGGTACCACTGATTGTCGTAACAACACCTGTTACAATATTTGCTGTACCAAAATTACCAGTCGTATAAGTTGCATTGATACCATTCAGTGTTGTAATACTTCCAAGAGTACTATTCAGTGTTGCAATAGTACCAACACCAGTATAATTTAAGTTAGTACCACTAATGGTTGTGACGACACCAGTAACGACATTTGCAGTTCCTAAGTTACCAGTGCTGTAGGTAAGATTAGTACCACTCAGAGTATTGATCGTACCAATACCGCTGTAATTTAATGTGGTACCAGTAATGCTAGTAACAAGACCACTGACGATATTAGCGGTTCCAAGATTACCAGTTGTGTAGGTTAAGTTAGTACCACCAACCGTTGCAATGGTACCAATGCCACTATAGTTTAGATAAGTACCAGAAACGTTGGTAACAATACCAGTGACGACATTTGCAGTTCCTAAGTTACCAGTCGTATAAGTGAGATTGGTTCCACTTAATGTATTAATGGTACCAATACCACTGTAATTTAATGTTGTACCAGTGATACTTGTGACAAGACCACTGACGATATTAGCAGTTCCTAAGTTGCCAGTGGTATAAGTGAGATTCGTACCACCAACCGTTGCAATGGTACCAATGCCACTATAATTTAAATAAGTACCAGAAACGTTGGTAACAATACCAGTAACAATGTTTCCAGTTGTAAAATTGCCATTGTTAAAGGTAAGATTTGTACCACTTGCAGTAATAATGGCACTATTAACACTGTTGAAGTTGGTAATACTTCCAGTTCCAGTGTAGTTTAGATTGATACCTCGAACGGTATCAATTGTTCCATCATTATAGAAAAGTTCAGAACCATATAAAATAGTAATGGTTCCAACACCAGCATTAATGTATCCGCTGAATGTTCTAGCAGTTACAACTCCAGTGAAGAGTCCATCACCAACAACAGACAGTTTTGAAGTTGGAATTGTGGTACCAATTCCAAGATTACGATCAATATAAACGTCACCAAAGACATCTAATGAGGTACTTGCATTTGTTGTTGCAATACCAACTCTACCAGTTACATCAAGTACTGTTTGATTTTCGGTATAAGAACTAATACCAACTTTAATTTTTTGTTGTCTGCCGCTGGTATATTTTGCCATTGTTAGTTAAGAGTTTCTAGAATGCTTCCCAAGAACTTAATATCTGTTGCGTTACTTGCAGAGAGAACAAGCACGTCACCGGATTCAAGAACAAGTTTTCCGGCAAGAAGATTTGCAGTATCGCTTGAAGAAACTGGAAAGTTTTTTAAGATTTCTGTCGTAACTGCAATTCCAGAGGTTGTTCTCTTATGTGAAAAAGAAATCGTTTGAGTATTATTTCCAATATTTGCTGCTTGTGCTAAAAGAACAACACCCGTGTATCCAACAGGTGCTGTATAAATTCCTACGGCATCTGTTGTTGCAACCTTTGTAACTGTTTTAAATACATTTAATGGTAATGCCATTCTATTAATCTCCTCCTAATGCTAGAATGAATGGTGTCATCGTGGCGAACAAACTCTTCGAATAGAATGTTCCAGATATGGTTCCTGTGTTTTGATTAACAATAACACCATCACCAATTCTAAAATTGCCAGACTGATCAGTGCTTGTGAAAACTACTAGACCACCATTACGAGCATCAGTTTCATTGTCTTGAATTGGAACCCCACCTTGAGCAGGAAGAGCAGAACCAATATTTGTTCCAGATCCAATGTATTCAAAAGAGTGACCAGAAGCTAAGACTCTACTTTGCTTAAAGAATGGAACCGTCGATCCAACACCAACTGCATAAGGTACATTTTCAGAAACTGTAATGGTACAAATACCAGTAGAAATTGGTGTTGATTCTAGAATCGAATAATATGTTGGTAGAAGTTCTAAAATAGCCGTTGCTGTATTTATTCCAACATTTGGAGCAGAAATTGTAATTGTAGGTGCTGTAGTATAACCCCTTCCACTTGAAACAATTTCAATTCCAATCACACTTCCATTTCTAATTTCTACAACTGCTGTCGCTTGTACACCCCAATCTGTTGTTGGTGCAGAAATTGTAACTGTTGGAGTTGAAGTGTATCCCGTACCGCCAGAACCAACCGTAATCTTATTCACAGTATTATAAAGGTTATCAAAATAAATTACTTGCCCATCAAATGGACGAACTACATTAATCTTAACTGTTCCACCAGAACTATAAGTATGAGATAATGTTGAAGGACCTACGTTCACTACAAATTGATTTGCTGCAGGAACAGATTTAACTTCAAACACATATCCATAATTGCCACTTGGATAGGTTACAATTCCAGGACCAGAAGAACAAGTAAATCCAAGTCCAGCAAGAGTTACTCCCATTCCAACTGCAAAATTATGATTGGAAGAAGTTGTAACAGTTGCAACACCACTTACATTATCATAAATTGCGTTAGAGACATTGTACGTTGGAACATTCAAGTCTAAAACAAAAGTATCACTATTCACCGCTGCAGACTGCGTAACAATTCCAGTATATTTTCTAGGTCCAACACCATCTGCAATCAATCCATAATTACCAAAAGAAGAGTTGCTATTCGTTAAGTCGCAAGCAGCTCCAGTTCCACAGTAGACTGCAGTATCAGGGCAGATTGTAAACAAAGAAACTAATTGAGCATATCCTTCATTTGTAATTGAAACTCCAATACCATTAGCATTATACTGAGTATAAGAATCAAGGACCATTGATTTTGTAGGTCCAATTGAATGCCTACCATCAATTTTCATTCCAATACTATTTGGAATGAAGTTTGTACAGTTTTGAATATAAGGTGATTGATTATTATAAACCGCTTTGTTTGGATTAAATGCTACGATTGCTCCAGTATTTGCAGTCCCAACAAAGGACATTTCTGCAATATAATTACCATTTCCAACATAGAAAAGGTCTCCTTGATTCTGTGGAGATACAGAGACTTCTCTTAAACTTGATCCAACAAGACTTACTTGATCTGGCAATACGATCGGATTATTTTCTATATAAGTCCCAGCACTAATTTTAATAACAGTTCCTGCTGTTGCTGCTGTGACTGCTGCTCCGATTGTTCGCTTTGCGTCTCCGAGTTTGAGTCCTGTGTTTGTGTCCTGTCCATCGGGAGTAACATAAAGAATATTAGTAACTGTTGCGCCAGCAGCGACACGTACAACTTCTGATCCAATACCTGCTCTATTTCTGACCGCATAGAGTTCAGCATCATGAATATTATAGGCTAATTCGCCATATTGTAACGCTCCTTGTGCTGGAATTTTTCCAGGTACAGCAGAACGTTTAATCCGAATCGGAGTTGCCATTTATTATATTCGGTATGTACCAGAAGAAACAGTATATACTGCTCTTGATATATTTATTCAACTCGCATTATTCCTTCTAGGACGATAAGTGAATAAATTCGTTGGTGGATCTGGTTTCATCCATTCCTCTATTTTATTAAATCTTTCTTCACTATAAAAGTCTTGTTGAACATACCATAACTTCCAGTGCTCGTGCCCCTTATCTTGGTTACAAGAGTGGCAGCAACAGACTACATTTTTAGTAAAGTCCATTCCACCTTTTGATTGAGGAACAATATGATCAATTGTAAGTCTCTCTTCCGATCCGCAATAAGCGCATTGATGTTCCCACTTTTCCCGTATTTGCTGTCTCCATAATCGTTTCGCTTCTGCCGGACTTGTTGTTCGTAGATTGAACAAGTACTCTGAGGGCGAACGGAGGAGATCCATAAGCATCTGCGATTTTAGTTATTTATTCATACGATCACAGGTTCTCCTTGACCTTCTGGAAGTTTGATCTGAGATAGTTCTTTAACTTCCCAAGAACCACCTACTCCACCATCCATATTCACCACGATCTCATTAGTCGGAAGTGCCTTTGGAATTTCAACGTCAATTACAGGACTCATTAGAATCTTATTACGAGTATAAGTTCTGTTCTGTGGGTCAAAAGCAACCATTGCAAGAGCATCAAACTCTTCACCACAGTCTAAAATTTTTCTCCCAGTCTTTTTATCTAAAACTGAAAAATACTCATCACGATACTTGTTCATCTTCTATTTCCTTTTCTTCATTATAAGATGATTCTGGTTTTCTGTAAAGACCTGGCCAGGTATCACGAATAATTTCTGCGAGTTTATAAGGTGTTTCAGAAGTTATCATAATTCTTGTGTAAGAGACATTATAAACATAAAAACTCCAAAGAGTATAAAGAGTGTTAGGATGAGTAGCATTTAAGATTTTCTACTAATAGTTCTAGTTCTTGTAGGGTGGCGTCGTTTTTGAGAGTGTTTGCTCTATTACTTATGACCCACACATTACCTTTTATGTATCCTTTTGTGGGGTCTATACGGTCTAATGATGGAGAGTTTCCTTGC